AGTTGTTAAAAAATTTCACAACTGCCAAAGACCGGGAAGACCGGTATTGACATTTGCTACAAAAAGTAACTGAACGTAATATTACAAAATTGCAATATAGCGTTTTATCAAACCGTTTCCAATCTAAAACTTATATGAAGATATAAGACTCGACATCGACCATCGAGTTTTAATTCGTATTATTTTGATTTGGTATCATCTGAATAATACTCCAGGATTTTTAAAGGTTTACTCCCCTGTTTATTTTTAAAAAGTGTTTAAACAACACTATGATTACACAACTGGTAATGAAGAATATAAATACAAGCACGGTGCGTTAAGGAAAAATACCAACGAAAAATCTGTACCAGCTGATACATAAGTATCAATAAGTAGTTCAGACTGATTATTAGTAGCCGACCCTAGTGTAGTTGTAGTTATATACAGTGTATCTCTATTAGAGAAATCAACAGCTGTTCCATCAGTTCTAGATAGAGGATCATTCATCAAAAATTTATATCTACTATACATAGGTGCAGAAACAACAGTTCCAGCTAATGTTCTTTGTGATATAAGACTTGATCCTGACATACCCATAGCAAAATTATCAGTATTAATATAATCTCGCTGGATATCAGCAGAATTTGGAGCAGCTAATCCCTCGTATATTGGCGTAGTTCTACTAGCATATTTGCGTGTTACAAGTAAGCTACCTACTGGCTCTACACAAATTGGATTAAATAAATAGTTATAAGATCCTGTTGATCCAATAAAACATAAAGAAAACCAGGTTGTATAATTCCAAGACACTAAATTATAAGGCTCAGATATCCCTGAAATTAATCCAGTAGCAGCCTCATTGCCCAACGGATCATAACCGGGATATTCAGGTGCTCTACCTATTGCTATACGTTGAGCCAAATATAAGCGTGCTGTACTATTTTCATCTGTAATATACCTTTTATATTTTGAAGTTCTTCGTAATAATTGTCTCAATGATACGCATCGTTCTCCCATATAAACAAGATTAATATTCGGATCTGCCATAGATGGCTTCAAACCTATCTCATGCACATTCTCATTTATATCATACTGTCCACTCTGGGGAGCATACGGTGAAAAAGTATTGATTAGTTCTAATGGTGCAGCAAATTCTAAGTTATCACAACCAGAAACGAAAACCAGAACTTTTATGTCTGCACTAGCCACTGGACTAGTTTGGCTATTAAGAACTCTCATTGTAATATAACCATTGCATTGATCACCAGCCCCACCAGATCCCGTTGTTGTAGTCCCAAAACGAGTAGCAACACCAACATCAGTAGCGAGATAACCTAAAGCTTGAGTATACGGTACACATATGGATACTTCTGTTTCTTCTGTTATATCAACAATACGTGTATATGATTCTGTTGTATAATTGCCAGATGTGGTGATATCTCCAATGGGATCCCAATTAATTCGTACACGACCTCTATGGTATTGTGAACATATAAATTTGAAGGTGAACTTAATGTCACCACGCCAATACCTGAAGCATCGACTGACATAACCCATTGGAGTGAACCAAACACTTTCACCCCCTGTTATAGATGAAACTTGTTGCATATTAGGTGTCACTCTGCTATAAAACAATCCAGTATCAACAGTATCCGTTGCTGTCCAGGTGGTAGAATAAATAAATGATTCTCTTTTGCAAAAATCAGAAATAATAAGTTCATCATCCACATCAGCACCAGCAACTTTTGTATCAACTGTCAATTCGTTCTTGGCATCTAATGTGAGTTTTTCTATTGGAGTACCAATATCTGTGGTCGCAATATTAGGATAAGATTTCGGTTTAAAAGCATGAACATCGTCTATAACTGGTACATTTGTATATCCAAACAATGCAGCTATATCTCCAATAGCCCCCGCGGCATAAGATGTGGCAGTGGCAAAAGGTCCTATGACAGGTAAGGACCCAAGCTTGCCAGCAGCTCGAGCTATTGCAGAAGCAGGCTTAGATATTGTACCATTGTGAAAATATTCATCCTTACCCGATTGTAAGGCTAATTTAACCGTTGGTCCAGCAATTTCCAAATCTTCGGTCCAAGCATATACTTTAATATTGATGGAATCAGTAGTAAGACCATTTGCGTTATACAAAGATGTGAGTGAATTTAGATCTATAGTTCCCATACTAATTAAATCGGCCAAATTCGTTGCATCTAACCAATTCTTAGGATATAAAAAAGGTAAGACCATATCTCCACCTTGACTATTTTGTGGGTATAAATACAAATGTGGTCTTTGAGATAAAGATATATTCTCGTATCCGTTTGAATGCGTAACTATAGGGGGTACCGGATAACTTGTTATAGGTGTGTAGGCTACCAAGCACGAACCATAATAAAAGGGTGAAGCATTAATAACAAATTTAAGATGTAAATTACATCTCAATAAATAATAATTATCTAACTTTTTCAAAATTGATGGATGGAAAAAATATTCATACCAAGGATCAAATGTTGATGTAGCTGCGGTCAAATTAGTTCCTATTTGCCAAGACTGTTCATATATCTGAACAGGTCTTTGTAAAAAGGAACCTAGATCCACATTTTGTGAACTGTCAACCTGAGTATATTTAATATTATATGGTATCTCTGTGATAACATCCACTTCATTATCTTTAAAACCAACATTTTCTTGCTGAGTAGAATTCTCATTATCCTTTGCTGTCATGTCAATACCTGATTGTGGTTGTAAATTGTTTAGAGTACAATTTACTAAAACTACTTCATCTTCATAACAACAATTGCTATTGAATACACATTTAACTGCTTTTTGTGAAAATGCAGACAAAACTTTTAAAATTGGAAAATTTCCCATAACGTCATGAACAAATAGTCCCACGCCTTT